GCCGATGCCGGACGAGGAAATGAATCCGGCAGTGGAGGTTCAGCTCTCCCGTCTGGTGGCACAAGCCTCGCCTATGGTGTTGCAGGAAAGCCAGAACATCGTGGCGCAACAACAAGCCGCTGCGCAACAACAAGCCATGGCGCAAGACCCGATGCTTATGCTTCAGCAAGCCGAGCTGCAGTTACGGCAGCAAGAAGTCGAGATCAAGCGCGCCAAGATGCAGGCAGACGCTGCGGCAGAAGCAGACAAGATCGAGCTGGAGAAAGACAAGCTTGCAGCACAGATGGAGTTAGAAGGTTTGAAGGTTGGCTCCAAGATCAAGATGGACGAAGCAAGAATGAACGCCGATAACGAGCGCGAGGGAGTTCGTATTGGTGCAGAGATCGCGAGAAATCGCGCAGACCTGTCGATTAAAAACCGGCAGGCAAACAAACCTCAACCCAAAGCTAAAGGAGACTAATGTCCACAATAGAAGAGTACACATCGTTCGTTGACGTCCTGCGCAAGAAAATTCGGGACGACATGAACAACTACTGTGACGATCTCGCAGGCGGTGCCTGTGCTGACTATCCGGCTTATACAAAGCTCTGCGGTGTGATTCAAGGTCTAGCTATTGCAGAGCGCCACTTACTTGACCTTGCTAAGAAAGCCATAAAGGACGACGAAGATGAGTGACATACTCCTTCCGCAATATTTGAAAGACTTGATAACCGCTGAAAAGAAAGTTGATGAAGAACAAGTGGACGCACCCGGCGATGCCGCAAAAGCACGTCAGTTGCCACGACCTGCGGGATTTAAGATTCTGTGTGTTGTGCCACCTGCTGATGATACGTTTGAAGATTCAATGCTCGTAAAAGCAGCTATATCACAACGAATTGAAGAACAAACCACAACGGTGCTGTTTGTTGTGGCTGTAGGCCCTGATGCTTATAAAGACCCGGCAAAGTTTCCGTCCGGGGCGTGGTGCAAAGAAGGAGATTTTGTTCTGGTGCGCGCATACAGCGGCACACGGTTCACAATCCATGGGCGTGAATTCCGCATGATTAACGACGATCAGGTGGACGGCACGGTGGAAGACCCGCGCGGTTACGCACGCGCAGCGTAAGGAGAGATGTATGGCTAATGAAGAGTACATGACGGAGCTGAAAATTCCGGGTCGTGACAACGACGACGATTTGCCGGATATTCGCAAACCTGACGAGGATGACATCGAGATTGATGTCAGCGCCGAGTCCGATGTCGAGATCGAGATAGAAGACGATACCCCGCCCGATGACAGAGGCAGAAAGCCGCTGGACAGGGAAGTCAATGACCCGTCTGATGACGAGATTGAGCAGTACAGCGACAAGGTGCAGAAACGCATCAAGGAGCTGGCTCATGCCCGTCACGACGAGCGCCGCGCCAAGGAAGCCGCCCTGCGAGAAAGGGAAGAGGCTATCCGGGTTGCCCAGCAGCTTGTGGAGGAGAACAAGAAGCTGCGCGGCTACGTCAATACAGGGGAGCAGACCTTTGCCGAGGTGTTGAAGTCCAAGGCCGAGGCCGATCTTGAGATGGCTCGCCGCAAGTACAAAGAGGCAGCGGAGGCGTACGACACCGACGGCATGCTGGCGGCACAGGAAGAGTTGGCCGACGCCAAGTTGCGGCTTGACAAGGCAATAAATTTCAAGCCGACCTCTTTACAAGAAGAACCGGAACAGGTATATAGTCAGCCATCACCTCCGCCAGAGGTGCGCCCGGACGAAAAAACCCTGCGCTGGCAGGCAAGAAACCAGTGGTTCGGAGCACCCGGTTACGAGGAAGTCACCGCTATGGCACTCGCTACCCATCAGCGCCTAACCGCCGAGCGTGGGCTGGAATATGCCCGGACTGACGAATACTTCGAGCGTATTGACGCTCGCCTCAGAGAAAAGTTCCCGGAAGTATTTGGGGAACCTCAAAAGCCGACCGGCACCACTTCTAAAAAACCAGCCGCGACCGTTGTCGCACCCGCTGCGCGTTCTGCTGCAACCAAAAAGGTTAAGTTAACAAAATCGCAAGAAGTGATAGCGGCAAAGCTTGGCTTAACCCCTAAACAGTACGCAATTGAACTTATGAAGCTGGAGGCTCGCAATGGCTAATACCCCACGTATTCCCCGTGAACTAGAGACACGCGAAAAAGAAACTCGGATTGACTACAAACCGCCGAGCGTTTTGCCAGACCCAACCCCTGACCCGGACTATGGGTACCGCTGGATTGCTACGCATATCATCAGCCAAGCTGCTCCGTCTCACGTGTCAAAACAGATTCGTGAAGGCTGGGAACCAGTTAAAGCTGAAGATCATCCTGAACTGATGTTGCCTGCCAACGCAAACGGCAACGTCGAAATGGGCGGCTTGATGTTGTGCCGCATGCCCAAGGAAAAGATTCAGGCGCGTAACGACTATTTCCAGCGTCAGGCCGAGGGCTGGATGCAATCAGTTGATAACAACCTGATGCGTCAAAGCGACCCGCGGATGCCAATCTTCAACGAACGGAAATCCACGACTAGCTTTGGCAAAGGTACGAAGTAAATACTAACCTTGGAGTGAAGCTATGGCATATCCCACAGTTGACAAGCCTTACGGCTTGCAGCCGGTCAATCTGATCGGTGGTCAGCCCTATGCCGGTTCCACTCGCCTGATGAAGATTGCTAGTGGTTACAACACCAGCATCTACTACGGCGATGTGGTAAAGCGTGTGTCCAACGGTACCGTCGAGAAAGACACTGGTACCAGCACCGCTACCCCGGTGGGCATTTTTGTTGGTGTTACCTACACCAACCCCACAACTTCGCAGAAGCAGTTTGCTCAGTACTGGCCTGCCGGTACCTCCGCAAGCGATGCTTACGCTTATGTGGTTGACGACCCAGACGTTCTTTTCAAAGTGGCAACGGTTTCGACCGGCACCACTGTGGCGTTCTACGGTCCTGAGCTGGTTGGCGAAAACGCTGTTCTGGTGCAAAACGCAGGTTCGAACACCACTGGTGATTCGGCTGTGGGCATCTTTGGTGGCAACACTGCTACCACTGCGTCGTTCCCAATCCGTATTGTTGATCTGGTACCTGATACTGGTAATAGCTCCAACGGCTACTGCGAGTACATTTGCAAGTTCAACGCACCGTACGCAGCTTCGAACAACACTGGCACCGTGGTCACCATGACCGGTGGTCATCAGTACCTCAACCCGACAGGCGTATAAGGAGTAAACCATGGCTATTTCACGCGCTCAATTGCTTAAAGAGCTGCTGCCCGGCCTGAACGCCCTGTTCGGTCTGGAGTACGCACGCTACGGCGAAGAACACAAGGAAATCTACGAAACCGAGACTTCCGAGCGTTCATTTGAAGAAGAAACCAAGCTGTCTGGCTTTACTGCCGCACCGGTCAAGAACGAAGGTAGTGCAATTCGTTACGACAATGCGCAGGAAGCATGGACTGCTCGCTATAACCACGAAACCATCGCTCAGGGCTTCTCCCTGACCGAAGAGGCTATTGAAGATAACCTGTACGACTCCCTGTCGTCTCGTTACACCAAAGCTCTCGCACGTTCGATGGCTTATACCAAGCAGGTCAAGGCAGCGGCTGTTCTGAACAACGGCTTCTCCTCCAGCTACACTGGCGGCGATGGCGTCTCCCTGTTCAGCTCTCAGCACCCGCTGGTATCTGGTGGTACCAACAGCAACATTCCGACGACCCCTGCCGAACGAGACTTCGCTTGAAGCCGCCGTTATTCAGATCGCTGCGTGGACTGACGAACGTGGCCTGCTGATTGCTGCTAAGCCCCGCAAGCTGATTATCCCGTCGGCTCTGCAGTTCGTTGCAACTCGTCTGTTGGAAACCAGCCTGCGTGTTGGTACCACCGACAACGACATCAACGCGCTGAAGAACAACGGTTCCATCCCGGAAGGCTACGCGATCAACCACTTCCTGACCGACACGAACGCATGGTTCCTGACCACTGATGTTCCTAACGGCATGAAGCATTTTGTACGCGTTCCTATGTCAACTGGAATGGACGGAGACTTTGACACCGGCAA